AACTCATCTCGTTTTCTCATCAACTCATCGATTTCTAGTTCCGCTTTGGTCTTCATACAAATTTACGCTTTAATTATTATAGAAATAAAAAGTGCACACATCATTGATTATCAATGAAATATACACTTATGTTATAACGGATTTAACCTACTTTTTGCTTGGGAGCCTTACTATCTTGCTTCCTAATGGCATGGGTACAAATATAGCAATTCTACCGCCATCTAAAACAACTCCACAACCTAATGTTGGTCGTTTGGGGAAAGGTCGTGAATACTCCATTGCGTAGGCATTAATATCTATGCCACAACCTACATTCATACCGAATATCATATCCTTATCACTTGAGGAGTACAAAACTCCCCCAAAGGAGTGAATATGACCTATTACAGTTGATTGTCTTGCATCTCTTGCTCTATTGATTGCACCTGCTTGTCCTGATGATCCTGTGCCATGGGTATATAGAACACCGTCTATTTCCCATTCTAAGGCCCATTTCCAGCCTCTAGGAGCTTCCCAAGCATCTTCATAGGACTTGATAAATCTCTCTGGTAATCCGTTCGCTAATGCCTTTCTTTTGTGTAGGGCACTATGGTTACCTATACAGACTTTTACATTAGGGAAACGCTTGTACCAAATGTTTAATTGTTGCATAGCCATAATAGCCTCCTTAGAAGCAGACTCCCCATTAGGGTTATGCTCATGGAAACTAATCGCATGATTGTCCACTTCATCCCCTATGTGGACTATTTCAGTACATTGAAACTTGTTGAATACCTCATAACAAAAGTCGAGGTACTTAGGATGGCAGAAAGGAAAATGGGTATCGCCTATGACACCCACATTTTTGGTTTTGCTCATATTGGTTGTTTTGGTTAGTAAGGTGTGTAAGTAGTCTTGCCGTTTACTTTGGTTGCTCTCAAAGTTTGCTTTCTATTGTCTTTTCCTCTGTATCCTACATGAACCCAATCAGGCTTCTCTTTATTACCGAACTCCCAAATTAATTGGTCGTAATCAAGATTGTCCTTTATGTAATTAAATATTTCTGTATTGCTTACCTCTCCACCATGTCCATCCATATCTATATCTGCCGCACGGCCCTTGCAATGATCTGAATTTAAACTGCCTCCAATGAAATGGTTAAGGTCAGCACTTCTGTATCCACTAGAAATATTAATAGGGCCAAACTTTGCTCTAATAGGTTCTAGTACCTTCTCGCATAAAGTCTTTATGTTTTCTAAATGCTCAGGTGTTGGGTTATTACTAACTCCTTCACGCTTTGCTGACTCACTCCTGGTGAACTCGCATAAGTCAAAATGTGCTGATAACTTCATAACTATTTTTTAAATACTTTCTCTACTGTTGTTAAGCCTAAACAACCAAACGCTAACAAAGCTACTGATTCTACAAGTATTGTCGAAGGGGCAGTATGTTCATCACTAAAACTATTGTGGTACATAGTAACGCATAATGATATTACGCATAACAAACCACATAATCTTTTCATGCTTAATCTTCCGTTATCTTCCGTAAAAAACTGTTTCATATTAATTTCCTGTTGTATCTACTTTAGTCTTACCCCAAAAGCTTTTCTTTTCTTTTATCTGAATAGTGTCATGAATATAAACATAAATAGTATCTACTTTTACTTTCATTGCACCTATCTCATTTTTAAGCGACTTATTCTCGTTAGATAATTGATTTATTTTATTAGTAGTAGTTACTATTAGCTTGTCTTTAGTCTTATCTGCTTTTATCTGAACCTTTTTATTATGTTCTAGTGTCTTACTAAAGTCACTCATTAATTGTTTAAACTCTCTGTCATCTTTAATTAACTTAGGTTCTTTAACTCCTTCTACTTTAACATATCCTATTAAGGTGAAGATTGACAATAATGAAAAGAATAATAATTTCATAGCTATTATTTTACAGATTTTTTAATAGCTCCTAAGTCTTGTAGTGTTTCTAGTTTAGTACTAGTAGCACTTAAAGCAGTCTTACACTCCATTAGGGCTTGTGTTTTTAAGGAATCCTTATGCTCAAGGTTGGATATTCTGTATTCCTGGCTTTGTATTTGGCCTTTGAATGTGCTTTTAATATCTACATACAAATAGGATATACCTATAAGTACAACGAATAATGTCCCAATAACAGGGTTCTTAACAAAATCTTTAAACGATATAGGTAATGGGTTTACTCCCAAGATACCTTCTTTTTTTACTGCCATTTTACTTTTTTCCTATTTTAAAGTAGATACCACCAGAGTACCCAATATTATAATTTTTACTAATATCTACGCTAAGGCCTATTAGAGCCTTATTTCTGACACTTAGCATCAAGGAAGGACTTAGTACTTCCAAGCCTACAAATGGTCTGTATGAGCCTCTAATGCCCCAATAAAGGGTATTAGTCGGTTTACTAGCGTAGAACTCTCTTACAACGATGGTTTTTTGGGTTATATCTGCCTTAAAGCCTCTACTGATGATCCTATTTTGGCTGATAGTGTCATCTATTACAAAGATATTAGAATCTTTCTTAATAGTGTCGGAATAAGCCTTGACTTGGCTATAATCGGATATTATGCGTATCGTATCGGATATATGCGTATATAGGGTATCTATGACCTTATAAGGTATAGAGTCACCTTTTTTGTACCGATTTATGTACACTTTTGAGTATTGGGTATCGTGGATTACCTGCACCTTCTTAAACTTAGAGGTGTCGAATCCATTAGGAGTCCTAGGTAAGTATGAAGGTTTAACTAAAAAATATAGCCACAATACGAGTAGTACTATGGCTATGAACAAAATATTGTCCTTAATGAACTTCATTATAACTCTTCCTCTTCTTCTGTTATAAATGCGATACCTGTTGTCCAATCTTGAAGGAATGTAAATTCTTTAAGTCCTGAAGAATTAACCACTTCAATAGGCTTAAACTCAAACTCCTTCTCCCCTAGTTCTTTAACTTGAGCAGTTAGCTTTTTGATGTTCTCTTTAGTAAATTTGTAACCACCTTTCTCATCCAATAATAAAATGTCTTTATCATCGGTTGATGCGTTATCAAGGCGGAGTTCTTCAACTTGGGCTTGATAGCTTTCGTGGTGGGATTTGACTTTTTCATAAATCTTTACTAGTTTTTTTTGTGTCTTACTTTCGGAATTTCCAATAACCGCATTAATTGATGCGACTAGGGTGTTGAGTTGTTGATATTTCATTGTTGATTTTTTACAAATATATGTTAATTGTTATAGGTTTGGTTGTAATATTGTTCTGCCGTAATATCTTCATATTGATGATAATATTTACCATTCATATAATCATATATTATCTGCTCTTTTTCTTTTTCAAGTGCTTCGTTAAAATCTTCAAGAGTTAAGTTTATATTATTATTATATCTTTCTTGAAGCCATTGAATTGCTGTTTTCATAATATTGGTTTGTTATAGGTTTTCTATCTCTTGTTTTACTTTTTGCCAATATTCTACATCAGTTTTAACTGACCACAATAAACTTAATATCTCATCTACTGCTATTAAGGCACATTCTTTAGCTTTAGATTCATAATCACATTCTCTGCAACTAAATGCCATAGCTTCTACTAATCCCTTTGCTTTTTCTTTTGGTGTCATAATATTGGTTTTGCCAAAATTAGTACTATTCGGTTACTTCAGCAACTACTTCAGGCACTATTAGTTCAGGCACAGGTGGAACATAATCCCCTATGATTGTAAGGTTTAATTTAGTAGCCACAAACTCCCAAGCATACTGATCGTTATCCCCCCATTTTACATAATCTTCGCCCGTCATAGTTACAACACCATCTTGTAATCTTTGTTGATTAGCATCTAAAAGGTTATAAGTAAATGTTGCACTTGTTCCTAAAATAACATTTGAAGCCCAAGCATTAAGGTTAATCGCTTGCACAAATTGACCATTTTGCCATATTTGGATAGGAGAGATTTGTTTCATTTTATTTTATTTTTAATTTATTTATACTATCATTAATACTCCCGCACTTTTATAAACATCACCCGCTGATAAACCCGATGCACTTGTTGGCACATTTGAAAAGTTTATGATACCATTAGATTTTATACGCATCCTTTCAGTAGAGTTTGTCCAAAAAGACATTGAATTTGAGCCGCTTGTAAATAATCTTAATAATCCCGCTGAATCAACACCAAGTAAAAAGTCAGTTGTATCTTTATATATAGAAACATAAGTATCACCTGATGCTTTATAAAGAGAAAGTAAATGTGGTGGAGTAGTTGCTCCAATGCCGACATTGCCTCCTTGTGTAATAGTAAATAACTCACTATTTGATGCATTTGCAATATAAAATTTATCATCACCTACATTTAGAAATGTTGACCATCTTTTACTACCTGCTGCCGTATAATATGTATAAGCAGGTTGTGAGCCACCACCACCTGTTGTTGTTGCTTTAACAATAAAGCCTTCTTTAAATAAAGTTGATTCACTTGTTGCCGTTACACTACTAGAGAATGTAGCTGCTCCTGTTGATGCTATGGTAAGTCTTGTTGTATTGCTAGTAGCTAAAGCTATATATCCTGCTTCATTATTAACCATTGTAAAGTTAAGACCATCATCATATCCCATCCACATACCATCAGTAGCACCTGTTCCTGATGTAGAGTTAGTAAACTTAATTGATGACCTACCACTTGAAGTTCCATATAATTCTAATACTAATGCTCCTGCATCTCTTGGAGTAGGACTACTTGTATTTATCCCAATATTTCCTAATGAATTAATAAATAAACCACCTCCATTATTTATTGCTAAACTTACATCATTTGTTCCACTAACAACAGTTGATGCTCCATTAGTAGCTAATGCAAAGTTTGTAGTACTTGGAGTTACCCCTGTTGAATACAATGCTCCATATCCTGCACCTGCACTAAAAGCACCTATTAACAATCCTGTTGTACCATTCCAAAATTTAGAATAACCAACCGCAGTAACTGTGCTTGAAAAAGTTGCATCACCTACCGCTCTAAATGTTCCATTAACATCTAATTGATAACTAGGAGAAACTTGATTGATACCAACCCTTCCCGAACTATCTGCATAAAATACCTCAAAGCTAGTTCCAACATTGTTGTAAGTCCTTATTCCAAAATCAGTTTGATAATTCGCACCATATCCCTTTGCTTCTAAATAAACAGGTGTACTTCCACCACTTGTTATAATTAATTGTCTTGGTGTGCCTACTCCTGTGTCGCCTCTAAATATAGCATTACCCGCCACATTCATTGCCGTTCCACTTGATACATTAATATTTAAAGGACCTGTTAAAGTTCCCCCCGCTAATGGTAAATAAGTTGAAGATGCTGCACTTGTTGTTAAGTAAGTTGAGTTATCATAAGAGATAGTTGTGCCACTTGCCTTAACAAATCCTGTTCCGTTTAATTGTGCCTGTGCTCCTAAACTTGCTAAAGTTTGGTCTCCTGTATTTGTACCACTTAAATTTGAACCTGTTATAGTACCACTTACAATTAAATTTGCAGTAGTATTTGTAGTTGGAACTAATCGCATAGCTTCATAAGTAACCCCACCTGTTGGGCTAAATCTCCAACGCCATTCATCATCTCCATTATCATCACCTAAATTAAAATCAAAATAAGTGGCTGAACCACTAATTGTTGTAGAAATGGAAGCAAAATCGGAAGCTTGAGATACAAAATTAATTGCTGATATTCCTGTTAATGATTGATTAGCGGAGGTTGCTTGTACTGCGGTTGTTCCTATATAATAATCCCCATTCGTTGCTACTACTGCTCCTGTTCTACCGAATACCGAAGTAACAATATTTGCATAATTAGGAATATTTAAAGTTGCCCCAACTAATGTTGCTGCTCCGCTTGTTCCTGTTGTAGTTAAAGTTAAAGCACTTTGATAAGCAGTTGAATCAACTGTGCCATCAGCCTTTAAGAACTGACTTGATGTGCCACCACTCTTTACTAAAGTAGTTGCGTTTAATGTACCTATTATCGTTGCTGCGTTTCCGCTTCCACTTGTCTTGTTTATGTATAATCCTTCGCCACTACCACCTTTAGTAATATTCAAAGCTATTCCTGCACCGCTTGAATGATTGATAGCAAATGTATTACTACCACCATTTGATGCAAAAGAACCTGTTGCACCTGTAATAACATCAGCAGTCAAATTAAATGTACCTAAATCAACATTAGCAGTAGCACCTGTGTAGGGAACATAGCCTGTTAAATCAGGAAAGGTTGTTAAGTTTCCTGCTCCGTTTACATATTGAAGATTTGTTCCGTTGAATCCTATGTTAATCGTTCCGCTTGTAGTAATGGGTGAGCCTGTGATATTTAAACTATCTCCGCTTTCGGTAATTCCAACACTCGTAACTGTTCCTGTTGCTCCTGAAGCCCTTTGCCAAATAGAACCGCTATAAATAACTTGGTCGCCTACAACAAAAGCAATAGCACCAGCACCGAAGTCAACTGTTCCTGCAACATTACATAAGTAAACATCTCCTTGATTTCCTGTGCCATTAGCAAGGGTTGGTGTGTTAGTAGCAGCACTCCAAGTACCCTTATACTCCATAACGGAGTTAGGTAATTGACTTACTAAAATCTTACCATTTACATCAAGTCTTGGTACACCATTAGCAACATCAAAAGCTACAGAACTTAATACCCCACTTGTTCCAATAATTACATCTTGTAAATTCCTAACTTTCGCACCTCCAGTAATCTGTATCTGTTGACTCATTCTATTTCTAATTAATTATTTAGTAATCATTCTGACAAACTCATCTACTTCTAGTGGTCTTGCCGTTGCAAAGGTAAGAACTCCTGTGGCACTATTAAAGGTAACATTCTCATCCGTTGGTACACCGCTTGTAGCTATCGTTCTAACCTCTACACCACCTCTTGTAACCGATATACAAGTAGATCCGATTGCACCTGCGAATGTTACACTTGTTTCACCACCTGCTGCCGTATAAGAAAAACTATTCACGCTTGAAGTTGATATTGTAGAACCTCCGTCTATAACTTGAGTTCCTGTTATTGAATAAGCACCTGTTCCTTGCAGGTTAGCTGAATAAGATGAAGCGTTCTCCATTGGGCCATTAATGTCCAAAGAAACTATGTTACAAGTTCCTGCAATAACAGAATAGCCATAAGTACCACTTCCATCTCCATTATCGTTATCTATTGAAAATCTAACCTCTATTGACTGCTTGTTTTGAAGCTTACTCAATAAAGACAAATAGGAGTAACCTGACAAGGCAATTAAGCCATCTACGCTTACATCCCAATTTATTTGAGAACCTATATACTCTTTGTAAGAACCTGTTGCTAAAGTGGTAATTTCTATTTGATCCACAGAAGTATTAAAAGTACAATTAGTTGAAGCTCCAAACGGAGTTCCTAATGGTATAGTAGTAGTTACTTGAGCTGGATTAGTTGATTGGGTAAAAAGAGTAATTTGGTTAGTAGTTGTACCTGCGTAAATAACCTTAATTAGAAGCCTATCTGTGGCAGCTATAGTCGTTTGAGTGACTGTCATTGTCGTAGTATATAAGGTCTTTGGTAGGGCCGTAAGAGTGGTTGCTGCCGATGTGAACAATAAGGTAGCAACACTACCATTATATTTATATAGTTCATACTGAACTTGAGCACCTGCAAAGGCAGTTAGAATAGAATAATAAGCACTAAAAGTCCAAGTACCTGCTGGTATGGTTGTAACACCAGGATCAAGAGTATCCGTAATAAACGAAGCTATTGTACCTGCTCCTGTTTTATTAAAGTCAACTGAAGTACCTGCTACTTGGCTTCTGCTTAATTCCTTACACACAATGCTATCAAAAGTGCCTTGTGCAGTACCTCCATTAAAGTAATAGATAGCGTTGCTATCATATTCGTATAAAACTATATTTGTTCCATTAATCGCAGATGCCATTTTATTATTTTTTTAAGTTTAATGTAGGTGTTCCAAAATTAGGATTAAATGGTATAGCAGCACTATAGTTAATTTTAAACAAAGAAGATGACTGAACCGCTTGTTTTAAATCCCACTTAAAGTCTTTTAATAGATAGTTATAACTTGTCCCTAAACTATAATCAAACCTTCTATTTATCCAATATCCTAAAGACTTAAACTCACCTAGTATTGTATATTGTGTTTTTAGCATATCTACCCCAACATCTTCCGCTACTAATTGATAAAGTGGCTCAGTACTATTTGCTTGTCTGCCAAATTCATCTAATACATGAATATTATTAGCGTCTACCATTGTTCCTAAATATACCGAACTCATTACTGCATCATCATTATTATAATTAAGATAATTGTTCAAGGTAGTTATAAGAGCACTATTAGTAAAATAATTGCCAATATCATATGTCATATCTTGAGCATTAAATTTATTAAATACATAAGATAGATATTGAACAGAATCAAAGTTGTTTACTTGAGATGATGTGCCATAATGTGCAATATTAAAATATATTAATTCTTGATATGGGAAAGTGCCTCCACCTGCATAGTAAGGATTATATATAAACAATGTCAAAGTTCCATCAACAGGTACTGTAGTTTGATTTTGCCATGTAGCACTATAAGTAGAAAACCTATAAAGCATAGTATCTGTTGCAACAAAGGTTGCAGTTCCGTTTACAAAATATGATGGATTTGATACATCATCAGGAATAAGCATAATCTTATACCTATTCTCATTACCTGCAATGTTGATGTCATTCCATTCTATATTTAATATATCACCAGCTTTTACTTTTACATTCTCGCTTCTTAAGTAATCAGCGGTATCTAGCATATTGGTAGTATATGATGTAATTAATACACCACCTGCCGTTGGGTTCAACTTGCTATATGTCATTGTTCCAAATTCATAAAAAGCATCAGGTTCAGCACCTGACCAAGATTGGAAATAAGCATTTAATATGTTTTTGGCATTTTGTATTCTATGTATAAACTTAAAAGAGTTTTTAGGGATATTTAAACCCATTAACATAGACCTGTCTAATTGCTTAAAGCTATTTGTGCCATCTACTTGTATAGATGCAGGATATGTTGTCGTATAAGTTGACTGATAATTACCTGCATAGTTATATATAAAATAAGATGGTGTAGCGTTCCTAGTTAAACAACCATAGCTTTCTATGTGCCAATGGTCATCTTTGTAGTAGCATTCCCATCCATATTTTCTACATAATTGTTCTAATATTTCATAATATGTTAAATATGTACCAGGTTCAGTACAAAAGTAATTGTTCCTAATATTCATACCTTCTATATTCCTACCAGCAACACTAGCAGTTTGATAGAATTGATTAACCCATATATCTAATTGAAGATCTGATTTTGATAAGGCATCTGATATATATTTTACAATAGATGTCTTAAAACCTGCTCTAAATCCAAATAGGTTTAAAGTATCAAAGTATAATCTACTTTGCTTTAGCTTACCTAATCCATCTACAAATACTAAAGAATAACTAGCTAAGTCAACTACGCTAAATTGTATATTCTCTGATGGTAAAAAACTTCCTCTCCATATCACACCTGTTGCAGTAAATGAACTACCTGAAGCAGTACCATTCTCAACAGTTATCATTATGTCATTATCATCTGCATTAAGAAACTCTTGAATATCAAAGTTAGGAGAGTTGTATATGTTTAATGTCGCTTTTGTTGCTATAATAGGAACATAAGAATCACCATCTGCATTAATTGTTTCTATTGTTATTGGGCTTGTAGTTCCATATAATGGATACTTAGCTCCTGTATATCCATCTAAATATATTCTAATTCTATACGCATCTACTACACCGCTAGGTGGTTGGTATATGTCGTTAAATATTAACTCGTATTTAGGTGTTGTAAATGCCATATTAGAATGATAGGTTATTGTTTCTTTGAGCCTTGTTCATCAAAATTAGTAAATCATTTCCGCTTATTCTAGCTTCAAGTGTACCGCCTCCACTGCCCCCTATTAAGTTTTTAAGCTTATCTAATGGGGCAACTACTTCAGGGTTACTCTTAGCACCTGGATATTCGCCCATTAAACCCATTGTTGGGCCACTAACTATACCGCCATTTGCAAATGGTGTTGGAGAGGCTGCATTACTTTTATTAGATTGGCCTAGTTTTGACTTTAAAAAACTACCTGCAATAACTAATCCTGCTCCTGCAACTACTGCTAAAAGAGGATTCATTTTAGCTAATTTAAACGCTTTTATAGCTACTCCATAAGCTATCAATGCTTTACCTATAGCTATAGCACCATCTGCAATCATTTCACCAATACCGCCAAATAAATCAACCTTTTCTCCGCCCAAGGCCTTCCCTATGTTTTCTGCAAATTTTGAGATGCTATCTGCCATAACATTCTCTAATACATTTTTTATTGTTTGGCCTGTAGCATCCCATGTTTCACCCATGCCTTTTAATTTGGCATTTATACTATCAATCGCATTTAGATAAATAGCAAGAACTTCTGGATCAAATGTAAAAGCAGCTAAAGCAACTAACTTCGCTAAAGCTTGTTCCGTAAACTGTATTCTATTTATTAAGTTATTTCTATTTAATTTATCTTGAACACCTAGCTCTGTTTCAATTACCTTGGTTTGATTTTTAGCAAATAAAACGGCATTATTTAATTCATCTTCTGCAAACTTTTTATTTATGGCTAAAATAGCATGAGATATATCTAATCTGTTTTGTGCTTGTATCTTTAATTCCTTTTCTTCTATTTCAGTTCTTTTCTTTGCATTTTCATCTAATATAGTATTTAGATTTTTTTCAAATAAATTATCATTAGCTAATCTATCCGCGTCGTATCTAGCGTGTAAATCTTTTTTATTTTTTAAATATGTACCATCTAGGATAGCTCTTTCTTTAGCTAATCTTTCTTCTTCATTTATTATAAGAATACCATATGCCCTAAATGAGTATATATCATCTTTATAGGCTTGTTGTTGTGATTTTAATGAATCTAATAAATAATTATCCTTTGGTGTTTTTGTTGTTGTTGTTTTTTGATTGCCAGATTTTGAATAAGGATTATTTAGACTAGCTATTGTAGCAGAAACATTTAATTCTTCTAATCTTCTTAATAAACCTTCTGCTTGTATAACTCTATTTTGAGCTTGTTGTACATCGCTATCAGTTAATCCTAAATAATCTAAAACATGAATACCTTTACCAGTAGAAGAACTTATTTTATTTCTATCTTCTATTATCTGTAATTGTAATTCAGCCATTTTTTTGCCAGTCACTTCTGCTAACTGTTGTGCCCTTATTGCTTCTATATATGTATATACCGCTTGAGTGGCATCTCCCATACCTTTAAGCTTATCAGCCTCCTCTTTATTTACCTTGCCTAATTCTTCTTTAATTTCTTTAAATGCAGCTAGTCTTGTGTTTTCTGATTTTGTATAATCATTACCAATAGCTACTAATGCAGTAAGCCTTTGTATATTTGAATCATTATAACTTACCGCAGTCTTTACCTCTTCATTGGTCTTTTTTAGACTTTCAGTAAAAGCGTCTACGGTCTTTTTAGTTCCAAATAAGCCCATATCCCATGCAGTAATAAGAGCTATCAATCCAGAAAAGGCAGCATAGATAGCACCTGTCCCTGTTGCTAAAGAACCAAATAATGCAGGTAGGTTATTTTGAATACCTCTAAAGCCATATGGTAAATCCTGTAATACTAATGCAAGACTTGTCCATTGCATATTATTTTTCTTTAATGACACACTAGCCGCATCTAGACCTTTCTTAGTTTTGGGCAAAAGATTGTTAGTCATATTAGCCTTTGCATAAGCTTGACCTTCTGCCATTGCTTTATTTTCAATCCTGTTTGTAATAATCCTATATTGATTATCTAAATCCCTAAATGCTCTTGTGTTTTCTTGTCCAGCTACAACTAAATCAGTCATTGCTTTTTTAACAACAACAAGTTTCTTTTCTAAAACACCAGCAGTTTCACCAAACTTTTTTGCAGCAAAATCTATTTTAGTAAAAGAATCTTCTACACCGTTGTTTATTTTCATAAACTCTGTAGATTGCTTTTGCAAGTCCTTTAATACACCTGCTGCAATAGACATATTTTTATTGTAATTGTCTATATTCGCTTTTAGGACTACACTAATTTGTTCTTCTGCCATTATATTATAGGTTTAACAATTTTATATTTTTCTAGAACCGCTTTTAATTCTTCTTCTGTCATTACTCTTTGCTTTACAAAGTTACGAGTATCGCAGTCTAATTCAATAAGCTCTTGTGGCTTAACTTTCTTGCCCTTTGGTAATTGAATGTTTATTAGTAGTGTTGTCTGCCATCTGGTTCTAATCCACTTCTGCTCTTCTTCGTGCCTATATCCATACCACACAAAATCTAATTCAGCCATGGTCATCTCCCAAAACAAATGGGGAAGCACTTTGCACTCCCCCATTGTATATCTTTCTATGTCAATCCACTCTAATTTTTTTTTACTCCATCTTTTTTAGTTGACTTTGTTGGCTTATCTTCTATACCGCTATTCATACTTTCTGCAAGTGCTGCCATTACTTCTTGGAACTTATTACCACCCATTCCACCCATATCATCTATCCAATCACACACTTCCATTTCTGTAAAGCTTGGTGTAATCCCTTGAGAATATAATGGATATTCAGCAGCCGATTTCATCAAGTTAACAATAGCATCAAGTGAATCTTTGCCACTTAAAGCCTCGCCTATGTCAGAAGGCCCTATCCCTTGTAATTGACAGAATCTTTTAAGACTCCAAGTACAAAAACGCATCGGTATCTTCTTTCCATCGGAAAGAGTTAGTTCAAATTGTCCTCTCATATGTTTGGTTTGTTTGGTTTGTTTGCTTAGTTAGTACCGATAGTCAATGCTCCTGTTCCTTTAAAAGAAACTGAGTAAGTAACTGGGTTCTCCATATCAGCAGTCATATCTACACTCTCGATAAATGCTTGACCTGAATAAATAGTATCACCTGGAACTGGAGTTACACCTGGAGTTGGAGATGTGTCATTATTTATTGTAGTAAACTTAACTGTAACTGGTTGTCTAAGAATAGCAAAATTAGTTAATTCAGTTGTGTTTACATAGTTAGCAAGTGGCCCAGGAGCTACAGTAGCTAAACCATCAGTTGTTAAAGACCATGATTTTTGTCCACCAATCTCATCAGCCCATCCTAGGCTTTGTTTTGTAGATGCGTCTGGAGCATCTATTGCTAAACTTAAAGAACATGAAGTAGCGAAACCTATTACTTCAGTTCCAATTAGAACTACTAATGAAGTTCCGTTAAATACACTTGTTGTTGCCATTTTATTTTATTTTTCTTTTATGTTAATTGATTCACGAAATGATCCATTGTTATCACCCTTCTAAACACATATGCCTCATCCACATAGTCAAAGGTAGCAATATTACTACTAATCTTACAAGTCACTATTTTAAAGTCAGGTGCGGTACTAGGATAGTTCGGTGGTCTAACACCTATTATCTCTAATAGTTCATTTGCATAAGTATCAACAGTCTTCTGCCCTACTTCCCCTGCTTTAAAAGTCCTATAAACTATGTCAAATTGGATAGTAACATTATAAGCAAAGCTTTGTTTATTACTATTGTCCACTTGTGTTTGACTACTTATAATCAAAAAAGGCGGTTCTACTGTGTCAGGTGCTATGGTATCATAAGCAGCTAATGAGTAGGAAGCCGAGATAAACTTATCGAAATAAGCTTTCCTTAATGTATATCCGCAGTCCTTCATTTTGGTACAAATTTAATGAAATATATTTATATCTTAGTTGATACATTTTTTATACCATTTACCATAGATTGGTAATGTTCTGCAAATGCACTAAATAAGAATGGTCTATGTGGAAGGTTGACCTTCCTTTTTGGAGTTGGCTTTTTAAATGTTAACGCATATGCCTCAAGGCTATCCATTTTAACACCAGGATATAAAGATGCTTGAAACTTATTTCCTGTACCAAACTCTACATAAGGAGCATATATAACATTCTTATTACCAGCACTTACAAATCCACCTGTATTAAAGTTAAATGATCTATGTGTTATGCTATTTTTTAATCTTTTTGTCTTGCCTACTGGGGCATCTCTTTTAGCTGAGTCTTGTATTTTTTGAATAGTATCATCCATCACCTTTTTAACATTAACTGATACTACTTCAGGTGCTCTTCTTAATTTCTTTTCTAAAGAATCTAAGCCTACAAAATCTACACTTAATCCTGCCATTACTTAAGTGTTGCACAACCTATTAAATAATATTGATTCAAGTCAGCTTCGTTAATAATAGAGTTAATCATATAAGTCCTTGACTTCCAAGTTATTACAAGAGCATTAGTAAATGTCTTGCCTGTTGTATATCTAATCCTAAATGTAGCTCCATCATTAATACTATCCTTACCTACTATATTAGTCCTAGAATTGGTATTAGTGACCAATTCGGCCCAGCAAGTGTAGTATGGTACTAAAGTATTCACAAACCCTCCTGCACTATCAGAAACGCTTGTTTTAGTATTAAATGTAATCCTATTTTTTAATTGTCCTATCATTAGAAGATAATACTTACCCTTTTGTAAGGTTTCATTAGTTCGTAAGCCGTTGTTAAGTTAGCTGAAGGCTTAGTGCTTTCAACACTTGATTCTCTGTACTCATATAAATCACCTACCATCTTCAACAAAGCCGTTTTCATAGACTCTGGAGTAGTGGCATATCCACAAGTATAAGTAAATCTAAAGTCACTCATAAGAGGTGAATTAAAGTAAACCTTTTTGTAGGTATCACCTATAACTCTATAATCCCCAAGTACCATTGCTACCCATGCAGCACCATCCCAATATTCTACCAATGTAATACTGTTTATAGGAGCATAAGGAAGCTCTATAAACTCATCTACATAAGCTACTACCTTTAGGGTTCTAGCAGTCATAGCAACTGAAGCGTACTGCTCTAATCTAATCCTAGCGGTTTCTATAAGGTTAGTAATCAAAGTATCATCTTCGCTATAATCTACTCTTAAATAATCCTTTGCGGTCTGTAAGGTAACTATTGTTGCCGAAGGGGCTACTGTAGTCGTTACATCTCTTAGTATCTGCATTATGCTAATTTTTACAAAAATAACTAAAATTTAGTGTAAACAAAAAGGGATAGCTTTCTAGGCTATCCCTTGTATTGTAAATCTAATTAAAGATTAAGCAACATTACCAAAATCACCGTACACAAACGCACTATTGTAATAAATAGGGAATGCAATACGAGCCTCAACTCTTACAGTAATCATGTTCTTTTGGAAGTTATCGCTATCCATTTCAGAGAACTGAACAGAAATACCTTGATTCTGCATGATTTGAGCACCCATAGACCAGTCACCTACTAAGAACTTATCAACAGTAATAGCTGTAGACTTATAGATAGGGATACCAGCGATAGACAAAGTACCGTCAGTTGTAACAACTGTAGAACCTGGTAAAGAGTACGCAGAGTTAGTGTTCTTAGTGTTTACAATGTTAGCCCAATCTGAAGGGTTAATCAAAATACCTGTAGCGGAATAGTTAGAAGCCTCAACTTGTGCGATAGCTTGAACTAATTGCTCTACATCAACAGTTGCAGCACCACTGAAAGCAGCAGCATTTACAGTCAAACCAGTCAAGTTTGGAGCACTACCATTACCAAATAATAATTGAGAATCTTCAGCTAATAAATACTTCTCTAACAAACGAGCTTGTAAGAAAGAAGTCATAGCAGGTACATCATCTAACATTTGACGAGAGATTCTTACGAAACCAGCGATGTACTGAGCAGGAGCATCAGTCATTGTGATATCGAAATCGATTTGTGGTTTAGTAGAACCTTGAGTTTGTGGCCCTGCTTCGCCTTCACCACCTGTTTCCTTAGGGAAAGTGAATAAACCTGTAGAGATAGTTCCTACTGGTACTAAGCTTCTGATATGCACCTTACGAGAAGGAAGAGCATATACTTGTGGAGCATATTGTCTTTGGATGTCACCAGTTAAGTTAACTGCTTCTGTCATGTTACCTACTGCCTTAGTGTCTAAGATAAAGCCTGAACGCTTTTGTTCACCACGAGCTAATTTTGCTAAGCTATCACCATTTTGTTCGATAGCGTCTGCAAGGGTAGCATTAAACCCTTTTACTTCTACTTGATTCATTTTAACACGATTTTGTTTTGCTTCCAATTTTTCTATTTCATCCTTAACAACTGTAATTGAAGCTTTAGTAGCTTCTAATTCAGCCTTTACGCTTTCTAATGCACTAGCATTATCAGCCTTCGCACTTTCGATTGCTCCGTTTACTTCGGATTTAATGCCTTCGAATGCACTTTTAATTTCTTCTACCATTAGTTGAAAATTTTAAATGATTGTAAATATTTGTTTACCTCTAGTTCAACGGAAATCATCGGATCAGCTTCCTCAGTTGGCAATGCTTCTTCAGCGGTTGGCTCAGGAGTGATTGAAGGTTCATCTTCCATCTCAGATAGATATTGTTGTAATTGCTTGAGTTTAAGTTCTAACAACTCAAAAGTTTCATCAGTAAAGTGTCCATTTCTCAATGACTTAATGGTTTTACCCATCTCATCAACTAGAGTTGACTTAATCTGACTTTTAACTCCTACTGTTGGTGTATTTGCGTTTGCACCCCACAATACTGAACTTCCCTCAAACAATTTTATTTCATTGATTTCATTGTACCCTGATTTCTGTTGTGACTTAATAGTCTGAAATCCGATACTATGTTCTGTGATATGACCATCTTTATATAACTCATACAAGTCATTACCTAAAGTTGTATTAGGTATCTTAACACTTGCCTTTAAACCATAAGCATCTTCCATCATTTCATATGGCTTAGCAATAGGCTTGTCTGTAGAGTGGTTCATTAGATGCCAAATTCTATTTTTGGCTTGTGGGCCATTTTCTTTTAGTGTTTTAGTAAATGCTCCTGGTGTGATTATATCACCATCGGAATCTACATTACCAAAAGCAGAGTAGTACATAGTAATAACTCTACTTCCATCCTCCATGTCTATTGGAGAACCTTCAATCGACTTCTTGTTATAAAAATTACTCATATTTATTTGTTTAAGCGACATACACCGTGCAGCATCGGCAGTTGCAGTTATTCGCTGCTCCACCACTTGCATCATGTGCATATTGCATTTCAATTACACCGTAGTTAGGAGTGTTTACCATGAATGGTTGATTCACAGGTATTCTTACTCCA